ACTCTATATCTTAAATGTAATCTATTTTGTCCTTCAATGTTATAATGGCTAAATGGTAAATGTTTCCCATCTTTTATACTTTTACAATCTTTTTTACATAGTAAAGGTTTAAAATCTTTTTTATTAGTCCATATACGAGTTCTTTTTTTATATCCCCAATTTGAATACATACAATAATCTACATCATAAAAAGGAACATTTTTCATAATCTCTCTATTTTTTAAATTACCAGTTTGGGGATTTTCTAGAAACCATAATTCAGGATTAAAATATTCTATGATTTCAAAAGTTTTTTTTACTAATTTATCAGATTCTTTCATCTCTTGTTCCCATATTTCTCTTGTAAAAATACCTTCTTTTTTTTTACGACCAAACCAACTTGATTGTAATTTACTATATGAACAACAAGGTGGTGAACCCCATACAATATCAAAATGATCTTTTGGATATTGTTTATAATCAAACTCCATTATGTCTACTTGATGATCCGCAGGAAGAATCATATCTACTGATATACTTTCCCACCCAAGTTCATCACAACACTTTCCAACGGATTTTGTTCCGCTGAACAATTCTAAAACTCTCATTACTTAAAAAAAGATTTTAATATTTTAAAACTTACACATTAAAGATAGTAAACTCTCCATTTTCTAGATTTGCAACACGAAGATACTCACAGAAGTTCCGCATAGTATCTACCTGAGTATGAATACTATCAAACTTCACGTGAACTTCAATACCACGAACTCCAACACGACCACCAGTTAATCTTGTAGCATTAAAGAAGAATGATCCACGAAGATCTACATCTTGCTCATTCCCTTCAAAAGTAATGTCAGAATCTAAACCACCACCACCAGAATTATATTCATCGCGGGTGACGAAAATAACTCCTTCCGTATCTTGTAAGAGATTAAATAATCTTGCCGAGTTAGTAATGTTGGATGAGAACTCAAATTTATCATTGTATCGTAGATTGTATGATAATGCTTCAACTTTATTAAGATTCGCTCCTGCTCCACCAACATCAGAACCTTCTGCGGTGACACCTTGGGTAAGAATATCTTCATTCGCACGTGGAATATTAAACATAGTAATTACTTTATTGACTTGACGACTCGCCATACCAATATTCCTTACTGTATCACTTTGTAGTGATGCTTGGCTGACGGATGTAGAAATCATACGATGGTCTGTGAAAGAAAATGACATACTTTTATTTTGTTCCGCATATCTCGCCATTTCATCCCCCGAACCATAAAAGATGTAATCAGCACAGAATTTTAATTCATTCTGGTCTATGTTGAATGAAGCATCAGCCGCACCAGTAATCTTTACTATACGATTTTTCTGTGGGGGTCTAAATGTAAGTTCAATATTAATTGGTTCCGTAATCATATATAAAGGAAGTTGATGAACCTTCAAGAAGGGGAATAGATCACTTAAATCAATCGCGAAACTTGGAGATTTGAGTGGAGCTCCGCCATCCATAAGAGCGAAAGGAAGCATCTTCATATCAGTCCCATCTAAATTACGACCCACTTCAAGACCATAAGTATTTGCTAATTCTTCTTCACCTTCATCATAGATAAATGCGTGATTCATACATCTTCCAGTTGTGTATAATTCCCTTTCTACATTATTCTCATTGGATATATGAGCAGATTTTAATGCGTGAAGATAATCCCAATCAGAGATTTCATTAATTACTTTATTACCGACTTTCAGAACTGCCTTTTTAATCACCGAACCAATCCCAATATTTACAGGAAGCATTGCTCGTGTGACTCCGGCTGGCGGAGTAAGACTTAAAAAAAGTTTTGAGTGAGAATGTAAAAATCCTTTGTTCTGAAGAGTGAAACGACAGAAACCATCTGTTGTTATTCCCGAACCTTCATTAAATACAACAGGATCAAGAAGATCGGTCTCTATTTGCTGTAAATAGTTCACAGGAACTTTACCAAGACGAAGAAAATCAGGAACTTGCTCTGGTTGCTGTTGGACTTCCATATTTATGATATATTTCAACATAAATTATGGATTTATAAAAAACTTAAAAATAAAATTATAGAAATTAAAAAAATATCTCCTTACTGCATTAACTGGATTCCGTTCGGTCCCCAGAGTAAAGTTGCTCGTGCTTTTACGTAAATGAAAACAGAGATGGGATTATCACTCGTAAGGTCAGTTTCAAGTGAACATCCCCATTGCTGGTTAGAGAAGTCTTGTCCCGAGTTATATTGGCTGTATTTCATACCAATACCAAATAACGCTCCGCCATCAGGAAGATCTATATAAGAGTTCGCGGCCGCCAACATATTGTATCGGCGATTATTATTCTGAGAAGATACAGAACTTCTATCTGTCATATATTCAGGGATTACCGAATCTACAAAGTGTTTTAATAGTTCGGGGTCAGGAACAAGTGTATTGGAATCTTTATCAATGTTAGTAACAATATCATATTCAAGTGGATATTTGACACCACCACGAAGGAACTGAACTCGTTTAAAGTGTGCGATGTTCCCATTTGCAAGTGATGGATAAGTCGTAGCATTTCCATTTGCCGTGATTGTATTGATATTTGCCGAAGGACAAAAGTTCATAAATACACTCTGAACCGCTTTCAATCCAAGATTAAACTGTATCTGAGCGTTTGTGCTGTTAATAGATGTATACAGTGTTTGAATTGTATTGAATGATAATGAACCCTGTGTTTGTGAAGCCATTCTCGCCATTTCTTCTGCAGGAACATCACTTACTTCAAATGTAAGTTCAAGATTTTCAAGAACATAATGAGCATCAAGTATATCGGTAGTTTCAGCAGTGCGAGAGAAAAGTGCATTTTGATCGGGTGAAAGATGGATTTCAATTTGTATCCCCCCAAAACTCTGATCCATTAAATTAATCATATTACCACTTCGGAGAAATCCAGTCGGGAGATAACAAGAGAACTCATTCACTTTACTATCACTCGCATTTCCAACCATCACAGTTTCAAAAAACGCATCAGAGTTCGGCATAATGAGATTTGCTTCTCCCATATGACCCATAAGGTCTTGTTTAGATGAACCAAGTCCCAAGTATGAACTTAAATATCTTGGGTAATGGCGGATATGTTCACAGATTTGTTTTGATTTATTATGACGAATAATTACTTGATCCCAAAGATTGTAAATACCAAGACGATTATCCATAGTGACTTGGTTCGCATCCGCCGATAAAATCGGTGTGGGACTAGCAAGATTATCTTTGTAAAATCTTGCCTGTCCTGCAATACGGATGGACTCAGGATTTAAAATACCGTTCTGTGCTTGAATTGTAAAAGAAAGGACTGGGAAACCATTTTTAAAGGAAATTTTACCATCGCTGGGAATATTATCAGGACGAATAGAAACATAACGTGAAGTCATTTTATAAAATTATATTTATAAAAAATCAAATAAAAAAATAAATAAAAAAAGTATGGATGAATATGATAAATTTATCATAGTTTTTTGTTTGTTATATATCTTCGGTTGGTATAAATTATATCAATGGATGAGTTAATTGATGGTGGATTTATTTATTATTTTACGATTACTATTTTATCACATATTTATATCATATATAAATACGCAAATACAATCAAACAATAACTTCAACAGCACCACTTCCCCGCATCACTAAACGACGAACGTGGAATACAAACGAGTTGATTATCTTGTTTTTAGTCGGAGCCGTTGTTTCTTCATATTTTAGTAATACAGATAGATCTTTGTCTCGTAAATCCATCGCACCTTGCTGGGTCGCGAATCCACGACCGAGATTCCAGTTTTCAAGATACTTACGGAACGACCTTGGAACAACACCAGCATTGTCAAGAGTTTTTTCTAACTCGTAAAGATGGAATGCATCAATGGATTCACGTGTCGCACATTTTTTAGTTGAAATCGGTCTTGAAGGAACTAATTTTCCATTTATCTGGTACTGAACCGATGAGAGTTCATCGCAAATACCAACTAAACCGGAACGATTGGAATTAAGTTTCGTATCCATAGCATCTTCAGTTACCTTGTATGTTTCACTTGCCGATATAAGTTGAGCGGATGTATAAATAGAACTATCACACGGTTGAACTACAAGTGATTTTGCTCGGGAGTTCTGGGCGTGAATTAAAAACGATGTTTGTCTATCTGATGCAAGTAAAGAGTTTTTGTAATTGGTGACTGAATGTATATCAAATTCAATTGCTTTTCCTTCACGTGCTTTTTGTAGCATCCCCGCCATATAACTTGGATCAAGTTTTACTTCGTGAACAACTAAGTTGAAATTAGATACTGTATACTCAGCAGGATACGATGTAGCATCACAAACCGCCGTAGAATATAAGACCCATTCACCTGATACAATATTTTCACCAGTAGTGTTGGTTCTTGAATTACCAAATAAGACTTCTACGAATCCATTACTACTCGCATTAATTTCAGTAATCGTTAAAGCACCAGAGAAAGTTGCTTTTGTTCCATCAGCAACTTTCATAAGACCAACTGTTTCACCCACAACAAATGGAACACGATTGACTTCATTACCATCGCCGACATTGGAAAGATTATTATCAGCCGCCAAGTATAGTTCCTGAGTTGCCGAACCATTCACCCAATCAGAAGCCATCGCACCCGAACCAGTTTCAAGGATTTGTCCGTAGAAAGGATTAGATTTCAATCGGCGTGAATCAACTGCCGTATCTAATTGTTTAATAACTCGTGCGGCTGGTTGTAAATCAAACTCCATATAAAGACCATTTGACATCGCAACTGGGAAAATAGATCCTGAGAATACACCAGTATGAAGCGGGACACAACATTTTACAGTAAGGAAGTCCGCATCCGTAAGAGCAGAATCTTTACCAGCACCTTCGGGGAAGTATGGATTTTTAATTGTATCGGTGTATGCAGATTTACTTGTTCCCTTGGTTGAACGATTGGGAATAGAGAATGTAGTTCCACCTTCTTCTAATGCACGTAAGTTCCTTTTAGAATTATCAGTATCATAATCATAACGTAGACATACAAGGTTAGAATATTCATTGAGTTCTTCAATTAGATTACCACGAGTTCCATCATAAATACGAATGTTTTTGAAAATTACTCCTGCACCTGCTTCATCTAATTGAAGAAGTGTGGGAGTTCCACCAGCAGTAATCGCCGATAGTTTAATATCAAATTCAAGATACGAGTTTTTACCATCCATCATCTGAACTGTTGGTGGAACGAATAGAGTAATCTTCTGTCCCGAAGTATATGATAAACCATTCTCACTTGGGATTTGAACTTTCTCTTCGCCAATTTGAGTGACATTGTCTACGCTCCAATAGTTAGTCGCCATTTTTATGATAAATAAGTATATTTTATTTTGATTTTAAAATTGTTAAAAATTTTTAAAAAATAATATATCATAATGGAAGATATTGTGTTAGAAGAACAAGAAGAAAACAAAGATTTATCTCGTTGGACGACTGAAGCAGAAGACCTTCTTGCTGATTGGTCTGAAAAGGCTTCTTGTTATAGATGGTTACACGATAGATGTGAAAAAAAATATCGTAGAAGATATTATGGATTTTCTATTCCAGTCATTATACTTTCTACTTTAACAGGAGCAGCGAATGTTGGATTATCATCATATATTCCCGAAGAATCACAAACAACCGCCCAAGCAATTGTCGGTGGTGTGAATATTTTTGCAGGTATACTTGGAACTTTACAAAACTTTTTAAGAGTCGCCGAACAAATGGAAAATCATCGTGTATCAGGTATTGCGTGGAGTAAATTACAAAGAGCCATTCAAATTGAATTATCTCTTGATTGTAGCAGAAGATCTCCTTGCCACGATTTTTTAAATATCAGTAGAGCAGAATATGATAGATTAATAGAACAATCACCTTTAATCTCTGATGAAGTGATACAATTATTCAAAGTAAGGTTTAAAGATTATGATGTTTCAAAACCGAGTATATGCAACGGATTAGATAAAATAGTTATTTTTAGATGTGGAGAGAAAAAATGTGAAAAAGAACAAAAAGTTGAAGAAGAAGTTGAAGAACCATAATAATTTTCTAATTTGTTATAAATGATAAATATTTTTGTAATTAATATATCAGATGAAAGATGGGAAAGATACAAAGATGATGAACGATTCACAAGGTGGAAAGGGATTGATGGACAACAGTTGGATATGGACTTCATTAACCAAGAGTATATCACTATGTGGAACGCTAATGAATCACATAAAAGATCTGTCGCGGGATGTAGTGAATCACATTTATCGTTATTACGATACATCTATGAAAATAAAATAGATGATGTTTTAATTGTTGAAGATGATACAATAGTTGATTTTAATCGTTTATCACAAGTAAAAGATATTAAGGAGTTTTGTTATTTGGGTGGAAGGTTTCAGAGTCCAACCTTAAAAAAAAAGTTATGTAGAGAAAATATATCAGTACAAGATGGATTCAATAATATAGATACTAATCATTTTACAATAACTGGTGGACACGCTTATTTTATACCAACTTTTGATATTGCTGAGAGTTTATATATTAATATTATGAGTAGATCAAAACGAAGAGCAATTGATGCTGAGTTTCGTAGATTACAAAAAGGTGGTAAAATAAAAAAGTTCATTTATCCTGCAATTGTTGAATTACATCTTCCAACTGCTATGAATGGTTTCACTTATAATGCTTCATCTAATTATAAATTAAAAGATACAAATAAGTTTTATTAAGGAACGAACTATTGTTAATTGGGTTTTTGAAATCTTTTCCAATGTTTTTCTTGAGATATATGTGATTCGTGTTTTTTCTCATATCCCATTTTGGGAACAACGTGTTCAAATGATAATTCGGGATGTTTATTAATGAACTTTGAAATATAATTATCAAAATGAACTAACCTTTTACCTTGAATATCTTTTTTTAAACTGCAAATTACATCCTTTGAAAAATAAACCGCTTGTATTCCCGTAATAATATTATGTGGCGGTTTATTTGTTAATTTTCCATTACGATAAACACTCCAAACAATATCTTTTGTTAAATCAATATCTAAGGGATTTTTTGTAAATCTTACATCATCTTCTAAGTAGTATAAATCTTCATCGTAGTTTTCAATGAGTTTTTTAAAACCTTCCATAACTACTTGATTATATTTCAAATTATTTTCTCCAATTTTAAAACCACAAAAAACATCAGCATCAATATTCCACTGATCTTTTAAAACTTGTTTTGTTTCTTCGGCAAATGGTAAATTATCTTTGTATGTTAAAATTACAAACTTTGGAGATTTTTTTGAATGTAAATTTTGTATAAAATCTTTCATTCTTTTTTCTCTATATCCAACACCTGCAAAATGACAACAAAAATCTCCTTGTCTCCATCTATTATCATCGCTATGTAACCAAGTATGACAATATTTTGAGAAACTTTGTAATGTTCTAAAAGGTAATACGTTTATATTTTTTGAACCTTCATCTGTATTTAAATAATTTTGAATTATTTGCTGTTCCCACGGAAGTTTTGTTTTATATACAGATGTATGTGATGTTTCAATCAAATTATTTAAAATATCTAATGAACTTTTATGGAAAATGATAAAACCGCCATTAATTTTTATCATTATTTTTAATTCTCTTTCTCTTTGAATTGTTATTGGTTTTTCATCAGTAATAAAATCTGTAATTGGTTTATTTAAATCAGTAAGAATAATATCATCATCAATCCAAACAACAAAATCATAATCATTATTTTCAAATATCTTTTTGGGTAAATAACAAGTATTCCACGATGGATGATGTTCAGGACAAAGTGTTTTACTTTCAGTTATAAAATCATAATTATGTTTCTCACAATATGATTTCATAATTGGAAATGATAAATGTTGAATAGATCTATCACTAAAAGAAATAATGCAAATTTTCATTTACTATAAAAAAATATTTAATATTCGTCATCCGAACTTGAACTTTCTTCTTCACTTGACGAATCATTGAGTTGTTGTGCGAGAAGTTTCAAAAGTTTTTTCTTATCTTTTTTAGATGATGTTTTCTTTTTCTTTTTCTTTTTTGAAGCGAGTTCTGTATGTATATGTTCTGTTTTTAAATCATTAATTTTAGTTTTTAGTTCACTAATAAGATCATCTTTGTCTCTGATTTTTTGTTCTAACCTTCTACAACTCATATTATATTTACTGAGATTATCACTTAATCGTTCTATTTGTGATTGATATGTTTCTAAATTGTTGTTTTCAATATATTCTTGATTCCATTTTTTTGCAAGTTCATTGATGTTTGAATTACATTGCGGACACGTAAATCTTGTATGACCTTTAAATTTTTCATCTAATATTGCGAGTTGTTTTTTTAAAACTTTGATTTGATTGATGAGTTGTTTTTCTCTTACATAATCAGTTGTTTGTATCATACTTAATAAATGATTTATTTCTTTTGAATAATGTTTTAGTTCAGGACATTTAATTAAATCATTAAAAAATTGTTTCGTAGTTTTTAACTTATAATAATGTTTTTGAGTTTGTTTGGATAATTCTTCATCGTATGCATAATTACCTTCTTCAAAACTTTGTAAAAACTTAAAGGAAAGTTGTTTGATTTCATCTTCATTAAACATTTTACTATTGTATAGAAAATAATTCTTTAAATATTTGTTTAATTTTCTAGATAATAAAATAATTAGAATAATTCTAACGAAAAGACCAATTTTACTAACGAAAAAGGGTGGTTCACCGTAATAAATTAGTAATGAGAATTGCAAATTAGACATACACGATTGCGTAATAAAATGTAAAAAACACGAGTTTTTTTAGAGCAAAGAGAAATTACTAATATCCCTGAAACTGTGTATATCGCCGTTCAACATTGGGGTGTATATATATATATAGTATTTTTCAAAATCTCATCTAGTCAACACGCTTAAGTAAAAGAAACATAAAGTATTTGAAATTAGTAATTTTTTGACTCTTTTTTTCGCTCTGAAATATTTTTAATGAGAAAAGTCTATTACGGTAGTCCGCTCTGAAACATTTCAAAAAATGGATTACTAATCTATTACGGTGAGAAAAAATAATTTTACTAATTTGGTCTTTTTTTTACTAATATGGCTCATTTTTTTACTAATCTGGCTCATTTTTTAATAATGAGATTTATTTCTTCTTTTTCTTAACTTTTTTCATCCCTTCAAATATCTCGTGTGGTTTAATGTTTGGATCATACTTCGGCGGTAATATGATTAATTGTGTTCGTTTATAACTCGGAGTTTCAGGATTCATCGGTTTTATTTTTTTTGTTTTTACCATTTTTATATAATTTTTTAATATTTTAATTTTTTTATACATATTTATCATAAAATGTCATTGGTAGTATGTTCTAATTTAGAAAGTGATGCGACAACTGTTGGAAGAGATCAATCTATATTTAAACCTTACTCATTTAGAAATGCTTTATCATCTACAATGACTTTACCGAAAAACTGTCAAGTTGCACTTGAATCGGTAAAATACAATCTTGATGGAACGATTGCTATCGGTAGAAACTCATACATTGCATATTTTTACTTTGGAGAAGATTTGGACGCAACAGAAGATATGGATTATTCAACCGCATATCCCATCCGTTTCCCACTTGTAGATATTCCACCCAATCAAGTAAAAGAATTATCATTTACAGATGTTGTTAGAGAAATTCAAAGTCAATTAAATAAGTTTGTCTTCCATCCAAATCTAAGAGATTTAGTGACTTGTTCTGTAAAAACAGATCCAACAAGTGGTGATTTACAAGGAATCACAATTAATTTTGATCAGTATAGTGGTTCAACGTCTACTGTTCCCACAACAACAAAAGAGTTTGGTAATCCCGCCTTAATTGGTGAAAATGCTGGTTGGTCTTATGAAAATGGTTCATTTACAACAAATGGAGATAGTATAGATCAAGATACTCCTGCGGTTGCTTTACTATCTGATAAACCCATCTCATTAAATGATGGAGAACTAATTGTAGATTTTAGTAGTCCGAATGATGCAAATGTAGAATGGAGAGTTGGTTTATCTCGGTATGTCAATAGAGAAGATAATTCGTATGACATTGGATTTTGGCCGATGTTTATGAGTGATTTTGGTTCTCGTGAAGAACTGGAAGGACCACAACCCGGGAACACAAAAGAAAGTGGATTAATGTTTGCAGATTATCTTGTTTGTCGTGTCGGTACTGAACTAAAAGTATGTCATACATCGGGTAATTCAACTTATGCGGATACTCCCACTTGGTTAGATGTTGTAATGGGTAATTCAGCAGTTCCTGATAATTACAATTTATCCACAAATGCTTCATCATTTACGAAAGTCAAGTTTACTTGTTCTGGACAAAGAATTAAAATAGAAATGTTAGAAGCAGATGACACTGCTCACGTCTTATATGATTATGATTCTACTTATGCAGATAATGAGATTTTAAAACCCATTAATCAATCGTGTTGGACGATGTATCCAGTATTAAGTATAGAAAGAGATGCAACAGTTAACGGACATACTCTTGTTGTAGAAGATTTTATTGGTTGTGATAATATATCTAATCATAATATTGAAGATGTAAACAACTCTTGGTATCAAAGTGTTCAGGGAGATGATGAACCTTATGGTGATTCTGGAGCAGTAAGAGAATTAGAAACACGTCCTTGGAATGACGAACAAGAAGCCAAAGCAACATACAATATACAAGCAGATATCAATGGAAGTGGTGCGATTGATTTAAGTGCAAAATTAATCACACAACAATCAGATCAATATACTCCAACCTTCGGAGCGAATTCAAAATCTTTACTTGGATTCCCAAAATCTATAATGTCAGGAGTTTATCAAGCAAGTCCCACAAGTAGACTAAGGATTGAATCAACAGATACACCTGAAATGTTATCTACAAGAACAATGTTTGTAAGATTAGAAAACTTCACACAAGAAGCATCAAATGCACGTCAGGGAAATAGAAGTAAAATCATCGCCCACCTTCCAAGAGAAACGGCAAACAATAAACGTATTTTCCATCAACCTGCGGAACGTGTATATCTTGATTTGAATAATTCAGAACCATTACAAGTTAATTCATTTGATGTATCATTTTGTTATAGCAACGAACAATATGCAACAAATCTTGCAGGACAATCAGTCGTTGTATTACATTTTAAAGAGAAAAGTTCTTAACTTTTATTTAATTTAATTATCTTTTATTAAAGTTTTTTATAATTAAAATTAATCTATTGATTAGTTTATAGATGGAAGGACTACCCCAAGAATTACAATTTGAATTAAAAGATGAAAATGAACTATTACATAATATGGAAAAAAACTCAGAAGAACCAGCTATAGATATGGAAATCATTGAAGAACCAGAAGAAGTTCCTGATGTAGTAGAGTTAGATGTTCCTGAAATAAAAAAAGAACCAATTAAAACAGAAGATATATTTTTAACACCAGAAGTTCCCAAACCACCTGAACCAGTAAAACCAGTAAAGTTAAATAAAAACGGACAACCAAGAAAAAAAAGAGTATACACAGAAGAGCAAAAAAATGCAATGCGAGAAAGAATGAAACTTGCTCGGCAACAAAGGGGAAAAAATACAGAAGCAAAAAAACAAAAAAAAGCAAATGAAAAAAAACATAAAGAACTGAAAGAAAAAACTATGGAACAAGAGATTGAAGAGATGGAACAAAAATTAAATAAAAAAAACAACCCGCAACCAGCACCAGAACCCAAACAATCATTTACAAAAAAAGACTTGGAAGACGCTCAACTCAATGCAATTGTTGAATATGAGAAAATTAGAAAACAAAGGAAACAAAAGAAAAAACAAGAACAATTAATCGCCCAAGAAAAAGAAGCATTGAAAAATCTCGTAAAGAGAGAAATGAATCAAAGTTGGGAAGCCACCGCAGGAAGATTTTCTAGTTGTTATTAAATATGTTTCATAAATATAAAAAAAATAAATATAATTATAATAATATGGATAAAAAATCTGTTCCCACCATTTTAAAAGTGAAGGATTTTGATGGCGATGAGCGTTTTCAAGATATACATCCGAACCTTCCGCAAATGCCGAGTTTAACATTAATCATCGGTTCAATAAAATCAGGGAAGTCAAATCTTATCATTAATCTTCTTTGTAATCCCCAGTTTTACTTGGATAAATTTGATATTGTAAGAGTATTATCATCAACTCTGCATATGGATAATAAAATGAAAATATTAAATAAACATTTTGATTGTGATGATCATTATGAAGATAGATTTATAGATGAGATAGTTGCTTCCCAAGGTGAGTTTGAAAAAGATGATCCACTTCGTCCAAAATATTGTTTAGTATTAGACGACATATTAACTGCAGATTTTATCAAACGAAGTAATAAATTATCATTTTTCTCAACACGTATGAGACACTACTTAGATATGATGATTATTTCAAGTCAATCACTGAATCATATTCCGCCATTGATTCGTGCTCAGGTAAGAGATTTAGTGATAGCCAAACAGCAAAACCACAAAGAAGTCGTTAAACTCCAAGAACAGTTTGGTGGACTATTGGGAGAAAATGGAGATAAAAAGTTTATTGAATTATACAATCAAGTTCATAAAGAACCATATCAAATGATGTATATGAAATTATCAGAAAATCCGATACACGTTTATCGTAATTTTACAGAGAGAATATTTTAATATCTTTTTACTAATATATTTTTTTATAATTATTTTATTATAAAATGGATTTATACGCTAAGGATGCAGGAGCAATTCAAAGTGGAAATATGAGAACTCAGGCACAACAAAGACTTGGTGAAGCAATCTCAATGCATAATTCTGAACTTGCAGGACAATTGAAACTAGAAAAAGGACAACTCGCACAGCAACAAACCGAACAAGCGATACAAGGAATTATGAGTGGATATATGGATGTTCGTGGATTTCAAAATGGTTTAAAAGAATATAAAACTTGGAGTCAAGCAAGAGCAAACAAAGCGTCGGCGTTAAAAGATTTAACATCCGGTCCTGCACAACAAGGCGAAGTTCGTGTGGGTGATGAGAATACACCACCCGAAGTAGAAGCACGTCCCAATACAACATCTGAACCAAATCCAACAGCAACTCCCGAAGGTTCGCCTGCTCAGGGAACTGCGGATGTCAATCCATCAGCAGAAGAACATACTGCAATTACAGCAGGTAAACAAGGCGAAGGTGAATCTGGTTCATTATTACAGAAGGGAATGTCAAAAATTGGATTAACTGAAGAAGGTGTTGAGAAACTTGGTAAAGGTGTCGGTGCTTTGGGTTCGGCGGCTGTGGCTGGGATTGATATTTATC